AGATATACAACTCCTATACGCACTTGGTCGCTTAATTTCTCTTCAATTAATGATGGAGATTGTAATTATTTATGGACTTTCTTTAAAAATAGAAAAGGCGATTACGAAAGATTTTACTTTTTTCATCCAGAAACAAATGAAGCTTATATGGTTAGATTTACAGACAGCTCATTGAAGAGAGATGAAATAGGGAATAAACTTTACAATGTAACTATTAATCTTACTGAGGTTTTGAATAATGTCTGAATATTCTATAAATCCAAGTTATGTTTATGAAGAGGAAATTGAATACATAACAAAAGCAACCATGATGGAGAATGGTTCTGAAGTTAGACTATCATATGGAACTCCTATAAGAAAATTTACACTTGATTACAACAAAATCACCAAAGCTATTTACGATTCTATTGTTGATTTTTTTACAGCTCGGCTTGGAAGATATGAGACGTTTGATTGGGAAAATCCAAATGATAGCGTAACTTATACTGTTAGGTTTATTGATGACACTTTAGAAACAGAAGAAATTGCTTATGAAGTTTATAATGTAAAGCTATCGCTAAGTGAGGTAATATAATGCCTAAAACTTTAACAGACAATTTAACTATTGAGCTTAAAGAAGTACAGCATCGCCCAATAGAGTTATATGTCGTCTGTTTAGATGACTATACTTTGCATTTTACAGACCACGATAAGAATGTTGAATTCTATGATTTAGATGGAAACCCTCAAACATATGTAGCTGTAGCATTATCAAGAGGAAAAGTAAAGACAAACATTGACAATAAAATAGATTCTGTTGTTGTAAAACTTGATAATGTAACCAAAGTTATGAGCGACTATATTGCATCGTATGAGTTTAGAGGACGAAGAATGGTTATAATGCGTACGTTTGAGGACTATCTCACTGATTCAGATGACTATATTACAATTTTTGATGGTTTAATGGATTCTCCAACAATCACAGAGAAGGCGCTTGAGCTTACAGTAAAATCAAGATTAGGAACGCTTAACAAAAAAGTACCAAGACGAATGTATCAGTTGCATTGCAATTGGGAGTTTGGTTCTACCGAGTGTACAATTAATAAAGATGCTACAAAGATTACAAATGCTTTGCTTGTTGCTGGATCCACCGCATCTGTTGTTATGGTTTCTGGAGACTCATATCAATTACTTGCTGATAATTATTATAAATTTGGTGCTGTAAGATTTACGGCAGGAAACAATAATGGAGAAGCACGATTAATATTGTCTTCAGCAGGTAGTTTTGCTGATTGTGGAGTTAAGGGTGTTAAACTAGAGCTTGCTTATGAGCTTAAACTTGACCCTGTTGGAGATATAGTTGCTGTACAGCAGGGGTGCGACAAAACACCTACTATCTGTGAAAACAAATATAATAATCTAGTCAATTATGGTGGATTCTTGACAGTTCCACAGCTTTTGACATCACGCTAGAAAGAGGGATAATATGTGGAGTGATACATACATAGGGTTGCCTTATAATTTTGGAAGCAATGATATAAAAGAAGGAACAGATTGTCTACGTTTAGTTGAGTTTGTTTTTAGGCGTGAGAAAAACTACACTATTAAAGAAGATGGAATGCCTGTTGAAGAAGACTGGTATGTAAAAAATCCTGAACGTCTAATACGTCAAGCAGTTGAACGTGGCGAAGCAATTGATGATGTCTTAAAATTAAAGGAATTTGATATAGTTTTTTTTAAAACTAAGGATGCTGTCAGACATATGGGTGTCATGACTGATAACTTTGGTCATTTTCTACATCAACTCATGAAGCAGCCAAGTAGAATTGACAATATAAAAGCAAGACATTGGCGTAGAAGATTTTTTTGCGCTATAAGAATTGATTGCAATAAATAGAAAAGTATAATAATGCCATTAAATATAGACAAGCAAAACGAGTATAAAAAAGAAATACTTAAAGCTCTTGATGCAGGACAGATAGCAGGTAGTGTTGGTCAGATTATCGGTGCTGTTGCAGGTGCAATTATAGGATTTGTTATTGGTGGTATCCCTGGTGCAATATCAGGAGCAATGATAGGATGGTCTCTTGGAGGTTCAATTGGAGGAACTGTTGATGCTCAACAAACATCTTATCTTGGACTTAGTGGTGCTGAAAGCTCAAGCACTAGATATAGTTTTGGTGAATTATCAAACACAAGCACAAATGAAGTTTGCGTTCCTGTCGTATATGGAATAGTAAAGGTTGCTGGAAATATCATCTATCAATCTGCTCCTGGGGAGACAATACATCAGTGTATTGGTGTTTCTGAAGGAGAGATATATACAATATCAGATGTTCGTGTTGATGATGGACCATTAACAGCTCTTCCTGCATGTACATATACCATATACACTGGAACTGCAAGTCAAGCAGTTGATTCTCGCTTTTCATCTGCTGTTGATGGTCTTCGTTATCTTGCTTATTTAGCTGTAACACTAACTGTTTCAGACCAACTAAAAGGTGGAAGTCCAACGATAACATGTTTAGTTGCTGGAAAGTTAGTTAGTTTGTGGAATGGAAGTTCATGGACACCAACTCTTTCTCATACTAGAAATCCAGTTGCATGTCTTAGAGACCTACTTACTAGCTCAAGATATGGTGGTGGAATTCCTGATGCTTCAATTGATTCGGCTAGTTGGGGTAGCGCATATGAATATTGTGCTGAAAGCGTCACAAGTATTGATGGGACATCAAGTGAAGCGAGAGCATGGCTTGACTATGTTGTAGATGGACAAAGCGCACTCATTGATGTTGTTAGTAATATATTGGCTACTTTTAATGGATTTTTAGTTTTTTCTGGTAATAAAATTAAGCTTAAAATAGAAAAGAGCGAAGGGGTAACACAGTCATTTAGCATGTCAAATATAATTCTAGGAACTTTTGCATATTCAAAAATAAGTAAAGATTCTCTTCCTAATAGAGTAAAGGTACAATATATAGATTCTGAATACAATTATACAAAAATATTTGCTCAAGCTGATGACCCAGTTGACCAAGAAAATAGAAGAGCGCTTGGTTTAGGAGAAGATATTGTAACGCAAGAATATTCTTTATTTGGGATAACACGATATTCACAGGCAGCAAGACAGGCTAAAATATTTTTACACCTTTCGCAAGCATGTAGCACATATTGCTCATTTAGTGTAAGCTCTAATGCTCTTGCTGTAGAGGTTGGAGATATTATTTACGTTACTCATGATGTTCCTGATTGGAGTTTAAAGAAATTTAGAGTGCTTACAATAGAAGCATCAAAAGAAGATGAATTACGATTGGTGTGCAGAGAATATGATAACTCTATCTATGATGGTTATGCAAGCGGTGGAATAGTCCCAGATTATGGAGACGTTGTTGATAAGTACACGCCTCCTAATGAACCAAGAGATTTTACAGTAACTCAAGACTTAGATGGAATACAGTTTTCTTGGGTATTACCAGTTGAAAAGTTTGGTGTTTACTTATCTAAGTATGAAATAAGAAGAGGATTAGAATGGGAAACCGCCACTGTTATAGATGACAATATACTATCGACTGCTGTAAGCTACACATCTACAAATGAACATATAGGAACAGCAACATATCATATTAGGTCGTACTCTGTGTATGGAGTGTATTCTCTTGCATCTGCGAAAGACAAAATCTCATCAACAATGCCAGCTCCTTATGACCCTGTTTATGAGTATAATGAATTTACTCGTCTAGAAGGAACATTAACTGATGGGTTGCGCAGAGAGTGGACAACAGACTTTGATTCTAATTATTTTAGAAAAGTTATCGCCGTAGATAATTCTACAGCTCAACATCAATGGGACGAAACAAGTGAAGTTTGGGATAATTCAAATATAGTTTATGATGAAGGGCCTTATGAGACAGGGCAACAGACGTATACTTGTGAAGAAATTGATTTAGGTGCTGACTTTACTGCTGATATGGAAGTAGATTATGATACAACTGCTGGTGCTATATCAATTGAATGGCGTTACAAAAAAGATGGCGATGCTTATGGAACATATGCAGTATTTTACGAGAGTACATATACTTTTAGATATTGCCAGTTTAGAATTAAGATGACAACTGCTAATGCTTTCTACACGATGAAGC